CTGATGATCGCCAGCACACTAACTCGAGGACTCATCCTTCCAAAACCCCGTAGAGAAGAAGTGGAGGATGAGTGTCGCTCTGCCTCGCTACGATTGCAAGAGCCCAGCCCCATGCCACCGAAGGCCATATTGGATAAACTCAAAGAGTTCATCGAGAAGGTCTTCAAGGGAAAATCGCTCGTCGGGCTTGACGAGCGCACGATCCCAATTCCCGGCGGATCAGCCTGCTATGAGCAGTCAATCCAAAAGGGAGGTAGCGCGTACGTGTACAAAATGCACACTCAGCGTTCACGATCAGAACGCGAACACGACGCACGGGCAAGAGCAATCACGCGAATGACGGAGACGTGGTCGAAAGTATCTTTCGAAACAAACCCTGAAATACGGAAAACCTGGGACTTCCCGATCCCTTGGGGGGACCAGGAAGAAATCACCGAGGAGTATATCAGGGAGTGCACGAACGGACTCTGGGATTCACACCCAGGACTCATCTCGGAAGAGAGACGAGCACTTATGTTCACACGTCGCCGTCGTACCGCAGCAGAACATTTCCGCGCCTGTATCGAGGAGTCAAAGAACTCTCGATTTGGCAGGCTGGCGCCTATTATCACGCCAGACGGAAAAATCCGTGTTGCCACCGTTCATTCTGCGCCCGTTGCTTGGGCCGCAAGAGCAATGACCAAGTGTCTGCTACCCTTATTGAAGGGGTTCGCAGTCACTAAGGACATCTTGCGAAACAACGAGATTGAACTGGTGGCACCGGCTATCTGGGATGCAGATCCCAAGATAGTGTATTCTGCTGATCTCTCTAAGAGCACAGATCCGATCTCAGTGGATCTTAGTCGATTCGTCTTGAACGAAGTCACCAACATCACTGGCAAGCCAGAATGGTGGGACGACGCCCTAGCCGGAACGATAAATTTCCATGAGATAGACTTCCCGAACAGCGATGAGAAATTCATCTCTCGCTGTGGAGCACTGATGGGTCTCGGCCCAGGATGGTTCGTCCTGTGCGTCGTAAACGCCTTCTGTGCATACCTTTCGGGAGCGTCCAAGAGGTCGTTCGCAGTATGCGGAGACGACCTCATCGGTCTGTGGCCCAAGAGAGTGGCGGACGCGTACGAGGAGAACCTGAGAGTTATGGGCCTTGTTCCCAACACCAGTAAATCTTTCCGGAGTGAAAGTTACGGTGTCTTCTGCGAACGTCTTGTAGAACGTCGCGGGAACATTGCCAGATCTCAGGCCCTCCTACGTATAGGCGAGGCCACAGCTGCTAAAGCCAGAGCGCAGCTCAACGAGCTCTCTGTCGTAGACACACTCACAAGGAGTTATAAGAACGAAGTCTTATCTAGTCTAGCGCAGAGAGTGGCAAGAGGATTCGCTTTTCCCGACACCATCCCGGGCCCATTGGGCTCAGGGGGTGGAGGAGTCGGTAAAGCCACCGTAGAGACGGTGATCTCGTACATCAAATTCGGTCCATTAAGTTTGAACCGACGATCCGTTCGAAAGGCGGACGATGACGAGGTAACCCAATTGCGCTCTTCGTTGAGACTGCTCGAACCGTCTCCAGGATCTACAACGATCTCGACCGATAAAGTCTTGATCGAGGCACAACGGATGCAAAATGCTGCGTGGAATGCGAAGCATGGTGCAGTCCGTCCGCCCCCCGAGAAACGGACCAGGAAGGACATCCGACACGAACTCGCAAAGCGAGCCCGCGTCGTACGAAACATCCTGTCCATTTCCGAGGGAAGAAACCTGAAGGCGGTACGTCTGGCAATTAGCGACAAACCATACATTCTTCCGCGCCGACGACTTTTATGTCAGCTCGAACGTCTCACTCGCGCCCAGCGCTGGGATCTGTGCTTAGCACATCTCTCCAAGAGCTGGGAC